TTGTATTAAGTAATAATATTACAGGTATTAATTTATTAGCAACCAATATTTGCGGAACTAATATTACTTCTTTAAATAGTATTAGTGGTTCCTATTTATACGGAACTACTATATGCGGTAGTAATATAGTATTAAGTAATAATATTACTGGTATTAATTTATTAGCAACCAATATTTGCGGAACTAATATTACTTCTTTAAATACTATTAGCGGACCCTATTTATACGGAACTACTATTTGCGGTAGTAATATTATATTAAGTAATAATATTACAGGTATTAATTTATTGGCAACAAATATTTGCGGAACTAATATTACTTCTTTAAATACTATTAGTGGAAATAATTTATATGGAAATAATATTTCTGGTAATAATTTTCAAATTAAAGGAAGTATTATAGATTCTATTTTATCTATTGGTAGTAACGGCCAAATATTATCATCTACTGGTTCTGCTATATTATGGATTAATGCTCCAACTAGTTCATCGTTAAATATTAGCGGTAATACAATTAGCGGACAAAATATATATGGAACAACTATATGCGGAACTAATATTACTTCTTTAAATACTATTAGCGGACCCTATTTATACGGAACTACTATATGTGGAAGTAATATTGTATTAAGTAATAATATTATAGGAATTAATTTATTAGCAACCAATATTTGCGGAACTAATATTACTTCTTTAAATACTATTAGTGGGTCCTATTTATACGGAACTACTATATGTGGAAGTAATATTGTATTAAGTAATAATATTACAGGAATTAATTTATTAGCAACCAATATTTGCGGAACTAATATTACTTCTTTAAATACTATTAGCGGTCCCTATTTATATGCAACATCTATATGCGGAACTAGAATTACTTCTTTAAATACTATTAGCGGACCTTATTTATACGGAACTACTATATGCGGTAGTAATATGAATTTAACGAATAATATATCTATTTCTGGAATAAATATTAATTTTACTGGAAATTCTATTAATATTGCAGCAATTAATAATACTTTTTCAAATATTAATATTGGATATGCTGCTGGAGTTAATACTTCTAATAATAATATAGCAATTGGTAATGGAGCGGCAACAAATAATCAAGGTAATGATGCTATAGCAATTGGATATAGTTCTGGTAATTTAAATCAAGGTACTACATCTGTAGCAATTGGTTATAATACTGGTAATTCAAATCAATTATTAAATTCTGTTGCTATTGGTTGGTTTGCAGGATTCTCAAATTTAGGAACCAATTCTATTGCAATTGGTGCAAATGCTAATTATTCTAATCCTAATAATTATTATAATAATGTTATTTTAAACGCAACAGGTTCTAATTTAAATCCTCAAGCTACTGGTGCTTTTTATGTTGCGCCTATAAGAAATACTCCATTTGGAAATACAGACCAAATATTAATTTATGATACTTCAACAAATGAAATTACATATACTAATAATATTAGTGCAGGTAATATTACTATTTCTGGAGTATTAACAGATGGAATTAATAGTGTAGGTTTAAACGGACAAGTATTAAGTTCTACTTCTACTGGAGTTAAATGGACTACATTAAATGCTGGAACAACAGGAGGAACTACTATTACAGCTAATCAAGGCTTTTTTTCAAATACAACAGGCACTAATGCTGGAACTAATTCAGTTTCATTAGGAATAAATTCGGGTAGCACAAATCAGGGAAGTTATTGTGTAGCTATAGGTTTTCAATCTGGTAATAGTAATCAATCTATTGGTGGTTTATCTATTGGTTCTAATAGTGGTTATAATAACCAAGGTGTTAATGGAATTGGAATTGGTAATGCTGCGGCGCAATATAGTCAGCAAATTTGTGCTGTTGCTATTGGTAATCAACCAGGGCAATATTCACAAGGTTCGTATTCTATAGCAATAGGTAATTTTGCAGGTCTATCAGGACAATTAACTAATTCTATTGCTATAGGTAATCAGGCGAGTTATAAAAATCAAGGAACTAATAGTATAGCAATGGGTTATCAAGCAGGTTATAATTATCAAGGAACTAATTCTATTGCTATAGGTAATACAACTGGATTATCAGGACAAACAACTTATTGTATAGCAATTGGAACAGGAGCAGCATATAATAATCAAAATGATTATTCAATTGCAATAGGTATTTCTGCAGGTCAAACTAATCAAAGCTGCGGTTCAATAGCCATAGGTTTTCAAGCTGGTCAATTAAATCAAAATGCAGGTTATTATAATTTAAATTACAGTTCTATTGCGATAGGTAATTATGCAGGTCAAAATAGTCAAGCAAAATATTGTACGGCTATCGGGACTTTTGCAGGTCAAAATGTACAAATTGATGGAGGTACAGCTATTGGTTTCGGTGCAGGAAATGCAAGTTCAGGTTCATATTCGACTGCAATAGGTACTCAAGCTGGAAATAGTGGAGCACCCAATGAATCTGTTTTAATAGGTCATTTGGCTGGATATACTAATACTATATCATCTGGAAATAATATAGCTATAGGTTCTGCTGCTGGATGGCAAAATCAATACTTTGCTGCAATAGCAATTGGTTATACTGCGGGATATCAAAATCAAAAATCAAATTCTATAGCAATTGGATCCACAGCAGGACAATATACACAGGGACAATATTCTATAGCAATTGGTAATGCCGCTTCATCCCAGACGCAAGGGCAATATTCAATAGCATTTGGTCCAGAAGCTGCTAATACTTACCAAGGAACTCAATCTATTGCAATAGGATATAGAAGTGCATATAATTATCAAGGAAATAATAGTATAGCACTTGGATATTATTCTGGTTATAAAAATCAAGGAACTAATAGTATAGCTATAGGTTATCAAGCAGGTTTATCAGGTCAATTAACTAATTCTATTGCTATAGGTAATAATGCTGGTTATAATAATTTGGGTAATTATTCTGTAGCTATTGGAAATAATGCTGGATATTCTAATTCAGGTAATTATTCTAATTATATTATTTTAAATGCATCCGGTAATAGTATTAATCCTTTATCTTCTAATGCTTTTTATGTTGCACCTATAAGAAACATTTCATTTGGAAATACAAGTCAGTTATTAATTTATGATACTTCAACAAATGAAATTACATATACTAATAATATTAGTGCTGGTAATATTACTATTTCTGGAATATTAACAGATGGGTCTTATAATGTTGGTTCTAACGGACAAATTTTAAGTTCTACTGGAACTGGTATTAAATGGATAACGTCTAATGCTGGAAGTGGAGCGGCAACAATTACAGGTAATCAAGGTTTTTATTCTAATACAACAGGCACTAATGCTGGAACCAATTCCGTTTCGTTAGGAGTATATGCTGGAAATTCAAATCAAGCGGCATATGCTGTAGCAATTGGTAATCAAGCCGGAGATATTAGTCAAAATCAAAATAGTATTGCAATTGGTAATTCTGCTGGTTATACAGGACAATTATCTTGTAATGTTGCAATTGGATATCAAACAGGACAAACTAATCAAGGAACTGGTTCTACTCCATTTATCGGTTATGCAATAGGTATAGGATATCAATCGGGACAAACTAATCAAGGAGGGAATTCTATAGGTATAGGTTACCAATCGGGACAAATAAATCAAGGAATTAATTCAATTGCAATTGGAAATGGTGCAGGACAAACTTCACAATCATATACTAGTGTTGCTATTGGATATAGTGCTGGAGCTACAAATCAAGCTTCTAATTGTATTGCTTTTGGTAATAGTGCTGGAGCTTTAAATCAACAATCTAATTCTGTTGCAATTGGTTATAATGCGGGAGATATTTCATTAGGTTCTAATTCTATAGCAATTGGTCCAAATGCAAGTTACACTAATACAGGTAATTATTCTAATTATATTGTTTTAAATGCTAATAATGGATCTCAATTAAATCCTCAAGCTTCTAATTCTTTTTATGTTGCTCCTGTTAGAGGTCTTGTATATGATACTACTAATGATAAATTATTAAAATACAATACTATTTCAAATGAAATATCTTATATTACAAATAATTATTTAAATTTTAATAATAGTAATTTAACTAATAATAATATTGTATTAGGTAATGGAGCAAATCCTACAAATATTAGTGGTGCTTCCTATTCACTTGCGTTTGGTTATCAAGCTGGTAATTCAGGACAAGGGTCTAATTCTATAGCTATAGGTTATCAAGCAGGGCAAACAAATCAAGGTATTGGTTCTAATCAATTTATTGGTTATGCAATAGCTATAGGTTATCAAGCAGGACAACTTAATCAAGCTTATAATACTATAGCAATTGGATATCAAGCTGGTGTATCAGGGCAATATAATAGTGTAATAGCTTTAGGTAATGGAGCAGGTAATAACGGACAACAATCATATTCAATAGCAATTGGAAATAATGCAGGAAGTACTTATCAAACTTCTTATTCTATTGCAATAGGTGCTAATTCTGGTTTTACAAATCAAACTTCTAATTCAATTGCAATAGGTTCCAATGCTGGTTTTGCAAATCAATATGGTAATTCTATTGCAATAGGTAATCAAGCAGGTTATACAAATCAATCTGGCGCTTCTATTGCAATCGGTTATCAAGCAGGTTATACAAATCAATCTGGCGCTTCTATTGCAATCGGTATTAATGCTGGCAATAACGGGCAACAATCGGGTTCAATAGCAATTGGTGGTGGTGCGGGACAAACATTCCAATCAAATAATGCAATTGCAATTGGAAGCAGCGCAGCATATATAAATCAAGCAATAGGTTCTATTGCTATAGGTAATAATGCGGGATATAATACACAACAACAATATAGTGTAGCAATTGGTTATCAAGCTGGAGATATTAGTCAAAATCAATATAGTGTTGCAATTGGTTATAATACAGGTTATACAGGACAAAAACAAAATGCAATTTCTATTGGTTATCAAGCCGGACAAACTAATCAAAATAATTATGGTATAGCATTAGGTTATAATTCAGGTAATTCAAATCAAGGTAATAATGCTGTAAGTATTGGTTTCGTTGCCGGACAATATACACAATCTCAATTTGGTATAGCAATTGGTTCAGGAGCAGCTCAATTTTATCAAGGTAATCAAGCAATTGCAATTGGTGCACAAACAGGATTAAATTATCAAGGAACTAATAGTATAGCAATAGGCACATCTGCTGGAATATCAGGACAATTATCTAATGCTGTTGCAATTGGCTATAATGCAGGGGGTCAAAATCAAGCTTCTAATTCTCTTGCTCTTGGTAATGGTGCAGGAGCTTTAAATCAACAATCTAATTCTATTGCAATTGGTTATAATGCGGGAGATATTTCATTAGGTTCTAATTCTATAGCAATTGGTTCAAATGCAAGTTACACTAATACAGGTAATTATTCTAATTATATTGTTTTAAATGCAACAGGTTCTAATTTAAATCCTCAATCATCTAATGCTTTTTATGTTGCTCCTGTAAGAAATTTAGTATATGATACAACAAACGACCAATTATTAAAATATAATACAATTTCAAATGAAATATCTTATATTACAAATAATTATTTAAATTTTAATAATAGTAATTTAACTAATAATAATATTGTATTAGGTAGTGGAGCAAATCCTACAAATAATAATAATGCGAGTTATTCGGTTGCAATAGGTTATAATGCTGGTAATACAGGACAACAATCTAATTCTGTAGCAATAGGAGTTAGTGCGGGTTTTACAAATCAATCAAATTATAGTGTGGCAGTTGGACCTAATTGTGCTATTTTAAATCAGCAACAACAAGCAACTGCTTTAGGTTTTTATGCTGGTTTATCGGGACAATCTCAATTTGGTTTGGCTCTTGGAGTAGGAGCGGGGCAATATTCACAATCTGCATATTGCACGGCTATAGGTTTTCAATCGGGTTATCAAAGTCAAGGAAATACATTAGCAATAAATTCATCGCAATATTGCACGGCAATAGGATTTCGTTCGGGTTTTACTTCTCAAAATACGAATTCTATAGCAATAGGAACAAATGCAGGATATAATAATTTAGGTTCTAATTCTATTGCAATAGGTGCTTATGCTGGTAATACAAATGTAAGTAGTTATTCTAATTATACAATATTAAATGCTAGTAATGCAAATTTAAATCCAACAAGTTCAAGCTCATTTTATGTTAATCCAATAAGGACCGATACCACTACAACAGGACTTAAAACATTATATTATAATACTACTACTTATGAAATAACATATAAATAATAATATAATTATAAAAAAATATATAAAAATATTTTGCGTAATATAATTTTGAAATAAAATATAATTATTTATTAATAATGGGTTTAATAATAAATAATTTACCAGTAATGAATGGTAATGCTATAGTAAATCAATGTTATGTAAATATAAGAAATTTAAAAAATACTAAAAATGATAATGGTTCGTTTTCTTTAGAGTGTAATGTTAATTATATAAATATAAATACAAATATGATATTTTTAGTTGATATATATCAAGAACAAATACAAACTCCTTTTTCGGGAGAATTATGGAGTTATTTATATAATGCAATTAAAAATAAATTTACAAGTCAAGGTTTAACTTGGACTGATGATATTAAAACTAATTAATAAAAATAAATATATTTAATAAAATAAATATAATGAATAAAATAATAATATTATTCGTTATAAATATAATTCGTAATATAAATATTTAGAAAATATTTATATTAATTAAATATTATGGATGATTATAATTTATCTACATTAATAGATTCAAAAAATGAATGGTGTATAAGATTAACAAATATATTAACACCATGTTTAATGGATGGTATTAAATCAGTATTTGATGAAGCTTATAAAATATGTTTAGAGAATGATGAAGAGGATAAATATTTAATGACATTTCAAAATTTATTAAATAATATACCAAAATGGAGTGGAGAGATAGTAAATAATGAGAAGGAGAGAATAGTATTAAGTAGTGCGTGTAATTATTTAGAGGATTTATTAACATGTGTGCATATAACTCAATTAAAATGTTTAACATCTACAAGAGTTGGAATAAAACAAAAAAAAGTGAATATAGATATACCAAATATAAATGTATTTATACATAAAGCATATATAAATATAGCAAGAAAGATATATGTAAATGTATATTTATTTGAGAGAGATATAAAACCATTACATATTCAAAAAAATAATAGAGAGATAGAATTAATAATAAAGGAATGTATATTAAATACAATAAGAGATAATATACCGGTTGAAGAAATATTAAAAATATATTTAGATGAAACTCAAGAAACTGAAATTGAGATAGAAGAGAAGAGAGAAATAATAGAAGATAAAGCGGCAATAATAAAAAAAGAGAAAGAAGAGATAAATAAAGAATTAGAATTAGTAAAAAAAGAAGTTAAAAATAAATTAGAAAAAGAGACAAAATTAAATTTAAATAAAGCGATAAAAGAAGCGAATAAAGATTTAATAGAAAAGGGTATATTAAAAAATGAAAGAAGGGATTTAATAGAAGAAGATATAAAAGATAAAGAAAATAAATTAAATTTAGAAAAAAATAATTTAGAATTAGTGGATATAGATTTAGATTTAGATATAGAAACAGAGAAATTAACTTCAGATAGAGATATTGATTTAGATATAGTAGAATTATAAATATAATTCGTTTAATATTTAATTGATTTATATTAATAAATAATAAATGAATAATCAAATAATAACAGCTACAATAATAAGTTTAATATATTTTATAATAAAGTTTATAGAAATGAGATTTATTTTAAAAGAGAATAAACCATTAAAACAATTAATAATAGATTCATTAATAGTATTTATATCTTCTATTTTTACAATATTAATATTAGAACAATTTAATTTAAATGATTTATTAACATCTGTTAAAAATACTCCTTCTGCATTTGTAAATAATCCAGATTTTTAAATAGAAATATATTATAAGAGATATTTTAAAATTTATAAATATATTATAATTAATAATATATTTTTAAATAGAAATAATAGAAATATATTATAAGAGATATTTTAAAATTTATAAATAAAAAATGAAAAAATTATATTTTCAATATTTCTCTTATATTTTAATTTGTATTTTTATAAATTCAATTTAAATATTTAAATTAAATTTATAACTTTTTTAAATTAATAAAAGAGAGAAAATTATATTTTCTATATTTTCTATATTTCTCTTATATTTTAATTTTAATTAATATTTTTATAAATATATTATAATTAATAATATATTTTTAAATAGAAATATATTTATAAAGTATTTATTAAATCTATATTAAAAATTGCATTTGTATTATTTATTTTTTTTTTTGCAATTACATAATTTTCAAATAATTCATTTTTTAAAACTTTATGTGGAGTATGATTATGAACTGAACGAGCAATCATTTTATATAATTTAAAATCTGGATATCTCTCTTCACCATTATTTTTATAAAGAATATTTTTATTAAAATCATCATATACCCAAGATATCATTATTTTTTTAATAGGAGATTTTAATTTTTTTATATCTTCTAAATCATCTATTAAATAATCAAATAAACTACAACCTAAACGACATAAATCAAAACTCATATTTGGTTCTAATCTTGGTTTATCAAGATTTAAATATGGTTCATAATTATATTGTGAATGTGCGTCACCTTCAGGTGCATAACTATCACTACAAAATAATAAATTTTTAAATTTATAAATTGCTCTACCAAAATCTATTATTTTATAAATTTTACCAAAAGTTGGAATTTTATAATGTTTATTATTATATTTATAATATAAAAATTTCTTTTCAGTATTTATATATACTATATTATTTGTATGTAAATCATTATGTGTAAAATAAAATAATTTTTGATAAGTTATTAATGTGAATATTATTTGTAACATTATTGATTCCCATTCTTTATCTTTTATTTTATTATTTGAAATATAAGAATCTAATGTATCTTCACAACATTCTAATGCAATTATTTGAACTGGAAAATTATTTATTGTAGCAAATAATTCATATTCATTTAAAGAACTTTCATCACTATTATCATCACTATCTTCTTCACTATTATCATCAACATTTTCATTACTATTTTCTATTTCATTTATTGAATTATTATTAGAATCTTCTGTATTTGAATATCTTGAAGAACAAGAAAATGAATCTTTATTAGATTTCATTTTATCTTCTTTAAATTCATTTTTTTCTATATTTTTTAAATCTTTTAAATCTTTTAAATCTTTTAATTCATTATTCTCTTCTATATTTGGAATATTATTCTCTTCTATATTTGGAATATTATTCTCTTCTATATTTGGAATATTATTTTCTTCTATATTTGGAATATTATTTTCTTCTATATTTGGAATATTATTTTCTTCTATATTTGGAATATTATTTTCTTCTATATTTGGAATATTATTTTTACCACCTTTCATATTTAAAATATCTTCTTCTATATTTATAATATTTTCTTCTATTTCTTCTATATTTGGAATAGTTATTTCTTCTGTATTTAAATTTTCAATATCTAATTCTATTTCATTATTATTTTCATTATTATTTTCATTATTATTTTCATTATTTGAAATTATTATTTGTTTTTTATTTCTTTTTGTATTATTAAATATATTTTTGTAATTATCATTTTCAATTATTTTAAAAAGAATATTATTATTTTTATGAAAAAACATAGAATCATTTAAATATTCTATATCTTCACTTATTTCTATTTTAAAATCTTTTTTTATACTTAAAAAAGAACCATAAAAATCTATTCCATTTAAAAAATTATAATTATTTAATAATATACTTGATAAATATGAAAAAAAACTATCTATATATGCTGAATTATTATAATCTATTAATTTAGGATTTAAAGATATATTATTATTATTTAGTTGAGGTAATATATTTATATTATTATATTCCTCTTCATATTTACCTAACATATATTTAATCGGATCTATTAATTGACTATATTTAAAAAATATTTTTTTATTTATTATATTATTTGAATTATCACTTATTGAACCATTAAATTTTGAATAATTTATTTTTTCATCTATTGAATTTAATTTATAAGTATGATTCAAATTTATAGTATTATAATTATTATCTGATAAATTAAAAAATCTTTCATAAATTGGTATATAATTTTGAATCTTTTCTATTTCTACTTTCTCAAAATCTTTAAATAATTCTAAATTTTTATTTTTTTTATAATTAAATTCAAATTCCATATTTTAAATTATTAAATATAATTATTTTCTTAATTTTAACGTTTATTAATTTTATTTTAATTTTATTTTAATTTTATTTTAATTTTATTTTAATTTAATTTTAATTTAATTTTAATTTAATTTTAATTTAATTTTATTTTAATTTTATTTTAATTTTATTTTAATTTTATTTTAATTTTATTTTAATTTAATTTTAATTTTAATTTAATTTTAATTTAATTTTAATTTAATTTTGATTTAATTTTAATTTAATTTTGTTTTAATTTAATTTTAATTTTAATTTAATTTTAATTTAATTTAATTTTAATTTAATTTAATTTAATTTAAATTTAATTTTATATTTTTATAATTAGTTTAAATTTATTATTTTTATAATATTAGTTTAATTATTATATTATATTATATTTATTTAAATAAATAATATGACATTAGAATTAAAAAAATTTGATATGAAATTTATTAGTTTTAAACCTGATGAAAATAAAGGTCCTGTTATTGTATTAATCGGTCGTCGCGATACTGGTAAATCTTTTTTAGTTAGAGATTTATTATATTATCATCAAGATATTCCGATTGGAACAGTTATTAGTGGGACAGAAGTCGCTAATCGTTTTTATACAGATCACGTTCCAAAATTATTTATTCATGATGAATATAATACTTCTATTATTGAAAATATATTAAAAAGACAAAAAACTGTTATGAAAGAAATTAAAAAAGAAATTGAAATATATAAAAAAAGTAATATTGATCCACGCACATTTGTTATATTAGATGATTGTTTATATGATTCTACTTGGACTAGAGATAAAATTATGAGATTATTATTTATGAATGGTCGTCATTGGAAAATTCTATTAGTTATTACTATGCAATATCCATTAGGTATTCCACCTAATTTAAGAACTAATATCGATTATGTTTTTATTTTAAGAGAACCATATATTGCTAATAGAAGAAGAATATATGAAAATTATGCTGGTATGTTCCCTACTTTTGAATCTTTTTGTCAAGTTATGGATCAATGTACCGAAAATAATGAATGTTTGGTTATTAATAATAATGCAAAATCGAATAAATTACACGATCAAATATTTTGGTATAAAGCTGAAGCACATAAAAATTTTAAATTAGGTTCTAAAGAATTTTGGGAAATCTCTAAATCTTTAAATTCTGATGATGAAGAAGAAGTTTATAATCCTAATTCAGGTGCTAATAAAAAAGGACCTAAAATTAATGTTAAAAAATCTAAATGGTAATTTAAAATCTAAATCATTTATTTTAATTATATATATTAAAAATTAATAATATATATAATTTTTATATTATTTTTATATTATTTTTTATATTATTTTTTATATTATTTTTTATATTATTTTTTATATTATTTTTTATATTATTTTTTATATTATTTTTTATATATTATTTTTATATTATTTTTATATTATTTTTTATATTATTAATTTTTTTTATTTTTCTCTCTTTCTAATATTTCATTTAATCCATGATCGTTATTTTTTTTATCTCTGGTTATTATATCTTCACTTTCAAATAATTCTTTTCTTAAATTTGCTGTTGTTTCATCATCATTTTCTCCAGAACCAAATAATAAATTTTTTCCTGGAACATCCATTCTATCAGCATTTATTAAATTCCCTTCTTCATCTATTGTTTGCATTAATTTATTTCCTTCTTTTCTTGCTTTAGCAATATTTTCTTCAATTGCTTTTCTTTTTGCTTCTTTTACTCTTTCTTTAAAATTTTCTTTTGATATTTCATCATTTTTCTTTTTTTGTGCCATTAAATCATTTAAATCTTTTTCTAAATATTCTACTTTTCCTGTTTTATAAGCTTCGGGATGAAAAGGCATCCAAATACCTACAGGTCCCACATAAACATCATGATTTGGATCTTGTTCTCTTAATAATTTACATCTTAATTCTGCTTCTTCTTGAGAACCAAATACACCTCTTACTTTTATTCCTCTTGTATTTGTTTGAAAATCATGTAATTCATTATATTCTTTTTCTAATTTATCTTCATTTAAATCTATAAAAGATTTATAATCATCTTCAAAAGATGTTATAAATAATTTATTTTTTTCTTCTTCTGCAAATTCTTCCAAATCTTTTGTTAATTGATTAAAATCCATATCATATTTATAACTTATAAAATTTAAAAATTGAGTATATTTTTCAAATGATTTTTGTAAATCAAAATTTTTTAAATATTTTTCAAAAAAAAATCTATCTTTATTTTTAATATGATCTTCAGGTGATATAAAACTTAAACATACGTATTTTTGTCCACTTATTGGTTTATCTTCATCTAATAAATCAACATATTTAGTATTTTCACTATGTTCTATATTTTTTTTGCTATTTAATTTAGCATTTTTTTTTGATGACATTATTTTATATTTTATATTTAAATTAATTTTAAGTAATTTTTAATAATTTATATTTATATTTATATTTATATTTATATTTATATTTATATTTATATTTATATTTAATATAATAAATTTATATATTTTTTTTCTTTATTATTATTATAAACAAATATGAATTCTGGATTTAATGAATTAGTAAAAAGAGCAATTAAATATATCGTAGAAGGTTTAATGGTTGCAATAGTTGCTTTTGTGATACCTCAAAAAGCGTTAAAATTTGATGAAATTGCAATAATTGCATTAATGGCTGCGGCAACATTCTCTATTTTAGATACATTTATTCCTACTATGGGAGCCTCAGCAAGAACCGGCGCAGGTTTTGGTATAGGCGCTAATTTAGTAGGTTTCCCTAGAATGTAAATATAATATTTAGTAAATAATTTTATTTTATTTCATCTCTCAAATAAAATAAAATATATTATATTTATTATTTTATATTTAAATTATTTTTATATTTTATATTTTATTTGAGATATTTTATTTGAGATATTTTATTTGAGATATTTTATTTGAGATATTTTATTTGAGATATTTTATTTGAGATATTTTATTTAAGATATTTTATTTGAGATATTTTATTTAAGATATTTTATTTGAGATATTTTATTTGAGATATAAAATTAAATATATTATAATTATTATTTTATATTTAAATCATTTTTATATTTTTATATTTTTATATTTTTATATTTTTATATTTATATTATTTGAGATATAAAATTAAATATATTATAATTTTTATTTTATATTTAAATCATTTTTTTATTTTATTTGTTTTTTTATTTTATTTGTTTTTTTTATTTTATTTGTTTTTTTTATTTTATTTGTTTTTTTTATTTTATTTGTTTTTTTTATTTTATTTGTTTTTTTTATTTTATTTGTTTTTTTTATTT